ACTACACATGCGGTTCCGATAGGACGAGCATGGGGGATGTGTTTGCCACAATGCTTGCGAAAGTTGCCTGCCGTTGCGACCCTGATGATGTGATTGTCATCCTTGAGGATGATCAATCACGCTTTGATATGCATATTAATGAAGATGCATTCAAGTTTGCCAAGAGGACATATGCAAAGCTTTTGCCAAAACGCATTGCATCGTTACTCACACGCAACGGGATTAGGGGGCGCACATCTATGGGCATTAAATACTCCGCCATATCATCGATGCAATCCGGCATGCCTGACACATCAGTGCTGGACACGATTATTAACATCGTCATGAAGCTCAACATTCATGGCGAAGGCAGAAATTGGTTGAGCATGGTATGTGGCGACGATAGTGTGACCGTCACCACACTCTCTGAAATTCTTCGACTAGGCGGTGTCGCAGGGATTATAAAACGATACGCAGAGTTTGGATTTGAGGTAACTGCAAAGTTACGCACAGACCCACTTGAGGTTGAGTTTTGTTCAGGGAGATTTTTCCCCGTCGGGGGCTCCTACGTGCTAATGCCTAAGATTGGCACTATGTTAGGGAGACTTGGATGGGATGTAGTTGACAGAAACCCAAGGAATCAGAAGGCCTGGATGCGTGGGATCGCACAGACCCTTGCTGATTTTGGCCGCGTTGACCCAGTGGCCAACGCCTTGTCAACTAGAATACGCCAGGTACTCGGTAGTGGGAAGGTCATCATGGAGTATGACTCTAATCCCAATAAACTGAATGTCGGGGAACCTGGTGTGCCATCAAACTTTGATATTGCACAATATTACGACCTGCACTACGGCATGACCCTCGTGGACGTGCTTAGTGTGCGTCAGTCGTTTGGAGGCCTTGAGCTTGGGCAGCTTATGACCCATCCTCTCATTGTCCGCATGGTCGCACACGATGCAGCCTGAGCCGGACCTCCCCAGATTTAGGCCCCATGCTAGGTTAGGCATGCATACATGCTGCTACAACCTGGCCTGGGTGTGCTTATACAGACCGTTACGCGAGCGGTCCTGCCCTATGGGATCCTTATTTACTGTCGCTTGAGATGCTTGTACGCTCCGTAGGGCGTTAGGGATACGAACCCAAACAAGCAGAAACAGTACGGCTGGTGAAACCAACCAGTTAGCATAATGGGTGAACACTTAAACCGTGTGCTCACTACTACGTCCTCAGGGGCTATTAATACCTGAGGTCCGGCACGCCGG